CTTCAATTTCGCCAGGTAATGAAACTTCTGCTTCAACTAATCCTCTAGTCATACCATATACGTTACCAGGCTTGATAGGCTCAGTAGACACAGCACCAACTGCACCGCCTACATCTATTGTAGGCACTGCATCTGGATAAGTATAAATGTCATACGCTTCTGAGAATAACTTTTCGTATGTTTTCATATTATTGAGCCTGCTGTTTATTCATAAAGTATTGCCAGTTCTTTCTGGTATTCTTTGTTTGAATGTCTTTAAATTTAGCTGCTTGGTTTCTTAAATTCTTTGCATCTGCATCATTTAAACCATAGCGATTAATAAAAGATTCTACATTATCAATATCTAACTTGTCTAAATTTTTTGCAACGTCAGGAATACGTTTAATTCTTTCAATCGCATTTTCTTGCTCTGCAAGTCCTGTCAATACTAATTGGTCTGAGTTACGCTCTGCAATAGCTTGTTTCATTGCATCGCCAAAAGAAACAGGTTTGCCAGCAGCATCTGCTTCATTCATAATTCTAGCTTGACGAATCTCTATATCTGCACCAACTTCATATTTGCCAGCATCAGTGCCTTTAACAGCGTCACCAACATAATCATTTTTATTACGCATAGCCATCTGAAAGTTTCTATTGCCAATTGTGTTATACAATGTCTTGCGTTGTTGCGGATTTAACTGAGACCAAACAGTATCAGAAATATCATTCTTAACTTTAATACGACCATCTAATACATCAAGTTGTAACTTACCAAGTAATTCTGCATTGCCTTCGTCATCTGCTTTAGGATTTTTAATCTTTGCATACAAGTCATCAGAAATGTCACCACGACGGTGCATGTCTGTAGCAAGCTCAACTGCTTGATTGTAAGGTAAGTCACCGCCAAGCAACTTCTCTTTGTTGTTAGCAATTTCTTCTCTACGAACAAAATGTTCATACTTATCTTGCTGTTCTTTAGCGTGAAAGTTATCAGCCCTACGTTTTAATGCAGTCTCTCTAATCTTGTCTTGCAACTCAATATCTAATGATGCAAACTTAGCATTCATCTCTGGAGAGCCAAACTCACCACTAGCAATGCTGCTGATGATTTTAAAATCTTCTGCGTTGTTGCCAGTAGATGTAAACTTAACAAATGAATTAACAATTGTTTTATCGTACTGCGCTCTGTACTCTTGAGACTTCTGATAAGCTAACTTAGTATCACCACTTGCAGCATAAGCCTCATACACACGCTCAGCGCCAAGATTCTTAGCTGCTAATAATGCAGGGCCATCTGCTAAGTTATTGATAGTTGCTTTGTCTAACTCAACAATAGCTTGATAGTTTTGGTCAGCCTTAATGCTTTCCGCAATCTTAATGTCACTAACAATCTTTTTGCGAGCATCGTTATATACTGATGAAGCATGTAAACCAAAAGCATTTTTGCCTTTAACATACGCTTCTGGAGACAACCCTTGCAATGGCGCAAATAAGCCTTTGCTTACTGCATCAATTTTCATTGCAATTTCATTAGGGTCTGTAAGCTGTCTAGTTTCTACAGCAGCTTGAATGCCAGCAAGTTCTTGTCTGCCAAGGCCTTCAAGTTCAATACGCAATTGCTCGCCTTGAATCTTGCGTACAGTTTTTTGCCAAATAGCACCACCGCCACTAGATGCAATTAAATCATCTGCGCTAATACCTTTTTGTTGAGCCTGTAATATCTGGTCGTATGTGTAAGCATTATTAACAGCCCATTGCTCAGCTTCTTCTTCAACCTTTTCAGCAGCAAACTTACCAGCAAACTGTGAAAGTTTATCAAGGCTTTGAGACATGCTCTCAGAGCGCTTAAACGATTCACGCACATTGGCAAAACTTAAAGAAGGAATGTCTGAAAAGACACGTCCTGTTGGTTGGTATTTAATTGCGTCAGCCATATTTATCTCTATAGTTGAATGCCAGGTTTATAGAATTTATCTAAGTTAGTAGCAGGGCTATAGTTCATTGAACTAGACCCAGATGAAATTGATGTGCTACCACCACCAGGCCAAATTTGTGATGCTGTATATGCAGCACTTCCAATCTTACTCATTGCGTCAAAGTATGAACCTTCGATTGCAGCTTCGCCAGCTTCTTGTAACATTGATGCTTCAATTGCACCAAACGTCAATGCTGTCTTAGCGCCTTCTTTTAATGTCTGTACATCACGTCCAGCTAGTTTTTCATTACGCTCTTGAATAATCTTGCTTGAGCCAGAGAACCCAGATACGCCACCAGCAAAGCCTCTAGCCACTGCTGCTGCATTGCTTTGTAATAAACGCTCCAGCGACAAGTTAGCTTGCTGTTCATATTGCAACGCTTCTCGCTTAGACTTTAATAAAGCCTGCGCTGCTTGCCAATTGTAACCACGTGCCTGAATTGTCCCAGTTTGTACTGAGCCTCTAGCAGACATAAGCTGGCTACCAATAGCAACAACAGATGCTGCCGTTGATATATAAGGTGCTGCTAATTTAACTGCGGTAACTGCCCAAGTCATCTAAGTCCCCTGATGTGTTGCTACTTTATATTCCATGCCTAGCAATGTAAATTTAAGTGGATAGTTTTGTGTAATAGTAATCTTAGCTTCGTTACTATACCCTAAAATACCATGCACTACTTTAGTTCCAGTAAAGTCTGGAATGTCTGCATCTAGTACACCAAACGTATCAAACGTTCTAAATGGCACTTCAATGCCATTAATTGCCATGTGCTGTGTCTGATAAACCATTGCATTAACTTCAACAATACGCTTTTTAAATCCAACGCGTGTACCAGTTTGTAATTTTAAATCTACTGGCATTGTCCTAGCTTCTACTGCAATTGGCAAACCAACCTCATAGCTTGTTGTAGATGGTCTAGGAATTGCTACAGAGCCACCAGCGCCCACAACTTTGTTAGCCTGAACCAAACCATCAAGAAGTAAGTTTACAGTCCTTCCTACTAGGTGAGAAGCAGTAATAGACGATACTGCACCGCCAGTAATAGCACAGTCAGTTAGCAATCCTTCTTCAAACTTTTCAATATAATATTGAACAGTACCATTAATCGTACGTTTAACAACAGTATAAATGTCAGTAATGTCTACGCCAATTTCTTGGAACTCACCACCTGATGTAATAAACTCAGATGGAGCAATAACGTTTTGCGCTCTTAGTAATGAGTATGCAGCAATAGTGCCATCTGTTTGATTGACTACAAACAAGAAGTCATTTTCATCGGTATCAACAGCACGACGTAATGCCATGCGTTTAGGGCCTTTAAGCAAGTGTCCAGATAACAATGAAATCTTACTAGTAACATACGTTAATTGCGTATCGTTGTATGACACTTCACTAAGCATCTTACCTTGACGATGGATAAACAATACGCCAGATTCTAACTGCTGAACACGAACGCCAGGCTTACTACCGTTACGTCCAGCAGAACTTAAGAAGAATGCTGATGGAGTAATAGGGTCAAGACCTTGTTGCGGCACAAAGAACTCACCGCCAACTGTAAATACTTGCAAGTCTTTTGTAGAGATAATATCTACAATCGCATTGTATGTATTGGTGTCAAGCGTTGCCTCTACAGCATCATCATCAAAACCTTCTGTAGATTCAAAGTCAAAAAATAAGCCTACTTTAGAACCCCAAATTGTAGAAGGTCTAGTTTTGCTGCCACCAAAATATAAACGTCCTTGATGGAACGTTGCTGTGCGAGGATAACCTCTAGTTGACGACCATACATTTTCGTAACCAGATTCGTAATTCCAACTGCCAGAAGCAATAGCAGAAGTTCCAAAAAATGGAAACTCTGTTACTGCATTAACTACGGTGCCACTTACAAACTCCACAATCTTTGCTCGACCTTGTGGACTAGCGTTAATATATTGTCCTACAGCACCAGAAGTAAACACGCTTGCTGATGCAGTTAATGTAATTTTTCCAGCAACAGCAGATGGAGTTAATGTTGCTGATGGATTAGTAGTGCTAATAGTAAATGCAAAGTTTGGAATAGAATTAAATGATATATCACTAAACGTCCAAGATGAATCATTTGCACCACGGACAATTCTTTTTGGAACCATATCTTCATGCACAACAATTAATGTGTCAGCAGATTGTGTCCATGTCATCTCATTTAATGCTGATGAAGCAATGGTAGTAGTTAAGTAGTTATTGCCAGAAGCGTTAATGTTTGTTACTAATGCGCCATCTTTAAACACATACATACGATTATGCGTAAAGCAAAGCATATAACTATCTGTAGTAGAGAACTCAAAGCTAACAAGGCGTGAGCCATTTCCAGCAGATTCTGTTCCAGTATTAGGCAATGCTGTAATGTAACGTGTGCCATTACGACGAGTAATTCCGCCTTGTGGTTGACATACTACATTTGTAGCTTTTTCTAAAGCGTTAGAATATGTTGTTGTTAAATCAACACGCGCGCGAAGTAATGGGTCTAGTTCACCTGACGTGAAGTTTGTCTGCATTGAAACAAAGCGAGACATGTGCTAGTTCCTTACATCAATTAATGAAAAGTCTTTAATGCTATTTGTTGGTTGATTTTGACCATCAATGTTCATTGCTGTTCGCATGTAGCCACCACGACCATTTTCACTTGGTGCGCCAACTGCAACAGATTGCCAATATTGAGCCTTGTCAACTTGGTCTGTAATAGGAATTGAGATATGCCATGCAGTCAAATATTTAAGAAGCTGCACAAACCATACTGGCATTTCAGATTCTGTTACTGGGTATTGATAATCAACGTACACATTTTCTTCGTTGGTTAGCAACTTAGCACCCATAATTCGATAGTTAGTAACTGTATGTGCGCCAACAGATGGAGAATCATATACAGCTCTAGGTGCGCCTAGCCTATCAGCAGGCATTTGATATTCGTATTTGTACTCATTAGTTGGAGTTGTATTCAATCTAGCCAACTGTACTTTTTTAAATGTAAAGCTCCAAGGGTAAACCATAAGTGCTTGGTCACGAATGTTTGGGTATAAAGCATCGCAGACAGAAGCCTCGTCTGTACCTTCATTAAAAGATGAAATTGGTTTAGCACCAAGCATTAACAATGCGTCAGAACAAACTGATAATGCTGAATCACCTGCTGCCATATCTACCCCTACATATAATAAAAGCTACCCCACCACACGGCAGGGTAGCCAGTTACAACAAATTAATCACTGTCAGTGTTAGCTAATGTTGTACCATCGTTCACGTCTACAACGCCAGAAGCGTTAGAAACAACGTAAACTAAAGTAGCAACAGCAGTTGAACCTGTTGATGTTACGCAGTAGATTAAGTCGCCTACACTAAGAACGTTAGCCAAAGTGTTGAAGTAACCACTTGTATTAACGTCAGCAATAGTGTCTGCTGTTTTGTAAGCGTAAAGTGCTGGTGAGTTACCAGCTTTAGATGCGCCAATTGTTGAAAAACCAGTTGCTGAATAAGCCATGTTATATCTCCTTATGATTCGCGAGCAACGATTGACACAATACCTTCTGCGTCAATTGTAGTAGCGCCAGCAGATAACATAGAAGCAACTAACCAAGATGTTTTCTCTGGGATGTAGTTGATTTCTGTTTTTGGTGCAATACCTTCTGCATAGCCGATAGCATCTTTGTGGAATGCAAAACATGTACGGTCTGATGAACCGTCGATTGCTAAGCCACCTTCTGTACGGTCACCAATTACGTGGAATTGGAAGCCCAAGAATGTGTTTAGTTCACCGTTTACTAATGCTTTTACAGTGTTGAAGTCAGAGCTAGTTACAGCAGTTTCTGCCAACAATGATTGCAAACCATTTGAATGGATAACAATGTGACGGTCTGATGGTGGAACGTTGTTTTTGTCCATCAAGCCTTTAGCTTGACGAAGTTTAGCTACGTTCATGTTAGTGTCATTGCCACCAACGTCGTTACCAACTGTCAATGATGTGCCAGAAGCAGCCAATGCAGATAAAACGATTTGGTCTTGACGACGACCAATAGCGTTACCTAACACTTGAACAAGCTCATTACGCTCATCAAAGTTTACTTTTTGTTGACTGAAAATGTCGCTGTATTCAGCAGCAATCCAATCTTCCATTGTAACAGTAACGTTAGAGAAACCAACGTTTAATGGTGTTACATCTGTTTGACCAATACGAGGTGTAGCAACGCCACGACCTACTTTTGGAAATCTAACTGTAGAACCTTCTACCCCACGACGCTGACGTACAGCACCTACCAACATTGCTTTACCTT